TTGATATGATTTGACCCAAGCATGTCCGATCCATTTGTACTGTATCTCAGTTGTTATGTTTGTGACAAATTGAGTATGGTTGATACTGTCTTGACTATTAAATGATATGTTCCATTGAGTTCCATCATATTCGATGATGTCGTTGGGATAAGCAGTAATGGTTTGGCCATATGTACTAGTCCACCCAGGTGCTGCTCCTACAGGTTCTGTTAATAGATAGCGTTGTCCTACTGCGGCATCGGGTAGGCCATACCCTGGCCCACTTCGTTGTGGATTGATTACCGCGTTAACTGGTGGTAAAGTATTGGGAGGAATAGATTCTGTTATTACGGTAAACAATAAGAATTGATCATTTGTGGGATCAAATGCTATTGTTCCATAAACTTGGCTACCGTCTTCTTGAGTTAAAGCAATTAAGCTAATACCTGGTCGTAAAACCCCGTACATATTAACAATAGGTATCCAGGTTAGATTATTTGGAACAACGGGATCGGGCGGAGCTAATTTATAATTAGGCTCGTCTACTACTGCGCTTTGTGGTAAAATCTGTAATTTGTTGCCTATAAGCACTACCTGGTACCCATAAGGAGTAATATATTGTCTTGTTCCTAGTAGCAGGTCATTATCTGCTATGGCATTAACCAAATCCCCACTTCCGTCGTAAATACTTGCTACGATAGTTTCTACCACACCCAATTTCTTAACTTTAGCAGGCAATGAAAGCCAGATAGGCAAGGCAAACTTAAGTGTGCTTATGTCGATAGGATCCGAAGTACCTTGCGGAACTTGTCTGCTTGACCATCCGGTGCTTACTAACTCTACAATACTTAAACTTGTCCAATCCATAAAATTATCAGTACTTTGAATCTCTAAACTGGGATTGAATAACGGTAGAATTTGCTCTAGAATTTGCATCTTTTGATTGGTGTTACTGGTCCATATGTCTAAATTTATAGATAATTTATATGGGGCAGGCATGTAACGTTCTATGGTAAATGCATTTCCTTGTGTGGTTTCGTAAGTATTAGTAGCCGAGTCATACTCACGCTGACGTATAGATTTATTATCTACATATGTGGGATTCTGCATACGTGGTCTATCGTAGTCTAATCCGGTTATATAAAATGTCATCAAAGGTGTGGATGGCATATTGTTTGCTGAGTTATCCTGCATAATAGTCTGGGCTTGCCGACTAGCATCACCATAACGTATGGGAACACGATATAATGTATCACCAGTGCCGGCTACACCAGATTCGTTACGGCCGAATTCTACTTGGAACCCGGAAAACATGCGGGCAAACTGTGTCAAGAATCTTCTGACTTGCCCATCAAAAAAGAAAGATTGCATTTATCGCCCCCTCGGCGGTGGGTTAGGTGGTAGATTACCGCCGTCGTTACCATTGTCAGCCTGCGGCCTGAGCAACTGCGATAGACTCTGACGACTCGGTATATTACCTTGATCTGATGTTGGCACGGTATACGGATTGTTAACAAAACTAGAACGCTCAGTTTTATTTGATAATCCCCAATCAAGAGGTGTGCGTACATCATCGCTTATAGCTAGCCACATGCTACCATTGTATCTAAATAATCTATTTGGAAAATAATCTAATCTCAAACAATAGTCTCCTGACGCTGGTGATAATGGAAAACTTACTCCCGGTGTAACTGGTAGACCGTTTGGTGCCATGTTGTCACCAGTTAGATATCCCATGGTATAACCAAAGGATTTCGGGGTCGTACCTTCGCCGGGCTCTGATCCATCTACGGTATTAGACTGATCAGTATAGAGCCCTTCTCCGGACGGCTCCCCAGAGGGAGTAGTGGGTAAGATATAAAAAGAAACATTATCGTAACCACTAAGTGGGACATCTATATTCGCCTGGGTCACTAGCGAATCATTAATAGAGAGATCTACTTTGCGCGTGGATGAAATATCGCCTAGTGTAGTAGGTTTTTCTATCAGTGCCCAGTAGTTTGGGTCGTTGATATCGGTTCCCGGAGGAACATTTTTTGTAGCTTCGTAATATTTTCCGCCATTATCAACTACCATACCTGCCGGATAAAAATTTCCATTATCCCAGATGTTGTCTGGCATCAGTGGCTGATTTATGATCTGTTGATATTCTTGTGCGTTGACCATTGGGGTGGCTTTGACACGCCACAAGTGTGGTAACCAAGTTTGACTGAATCCTTCGGCAGCGTAAGCGGCATCTTGAATCACATAATATTTAGGCAGGGCTCTGGTTATACTTGTGTTAAGAGGATAGTAGTCTTTTAGATTAGGCAATTCTAAAACGTCTCCGGACATTAACTTACGACCATAAGTGTCTATCATGTCGTTATAATGAAACGTGATAAAAAGAGTATCATTGTTTAAAAATAACCCAAACTGAGTCAAGTCAAAATCAATATCACTGTGTGTATAAACACCTCGCATGATATAAATGTTTGGATCATATGCGCGGTCACGGTTTTCTAATAGTAATAAGTCCTCTATGAACATGGGATTTTGACTAGTGTATACTGGTAGGGTGGCATCGGCATTTCCGGGATTATCGCTGGTATCCACAATTGGGCCCATATATTTGTGAACAAATATGTCAAGACCTCCAACTTGGTAACGTTCAGATATGGTGCGGTCTAAAAACTGATAGTCAGATGTTCTGTTGGGGCGATAAAGACTGAGGCGTGGAATTTTAGTGATCTCCTGGTAATCTATACGTATTTAGCTTGCAAACGGTTGACATTAAATACCAGAATGTGTATAATTATGATATGCTGACAGATCTTACTAATCGAATAACTAGGGCTGAGAACCAGATTTTCACTATCAAAAACAAGCAGATTCGTCGAGATCTAGCAAAAATGCTAGCCACCATCGATGCTGCCTACACTGAAGCAGACAAGGAACTAGTGGTGTGTAGAAGAATACAGCGCACCACTATACGTTTTACAGAATTACATAAGAGGATAGCGGATTTGCTGGATAATTTAGAGCAGCACATTACTCTAGCTCTATTATTAGGTTGACTTTTTTACAATTTTAGTATACAATACGGATATGATTAAAAAACTTAACACTATTAAACGCTTAAAACCTTCAAACGCTGATGCTACCTATCTAGGTCCTGAACCTGAGTGGTTGGAACAACCTGCTGAGGGTTTTAGAATCTCTACTATATCTCGAGCATTTAACTGGTACAATCAATTTTATGGCAGGAAAGATGCCAAAGATATGATTGCCACTTATTTAGATTTGAATGCTAAAAGTCAAGATGCCAAACTGATTCGTGGGGTACCCGACAGCCAGATACGTATAACTATAGGTTGGATCTGTCGCATGACCTTGCTGGGGCTAATCTTGACAGATTATGAACAATCCATCGTCGATGATGAAATCGCGAGATTATTAGCTATTGTCCAACCCGCACCTAAGCCTGTTGATAACGTACTACAACAAGAACAGATAAAACTAACCATTCAAGATCATTTGCGTGAAAAAGCCGATGCTTGCGCCGGCGAGCTAGAAGGATTGTTTGACGATTTTATTGTCGCCGATGCCAAGATCTCTGACAAATTTAAGCCTATGACGGTGCTGCGCACTATGAATATAGCCCCTCAGATGGTGGGTACCATCACTAAAGTATGGCAGTTGCGCATACAAGAATTTAATGAAGTACTAGCTGGCAAAGATGATCAATTGGTGGAAGGATACAGCCATTTGACCAAAGCACAATTAAAAAATTGTGTAAAATTCTGTGAACTTGTTATAAGTGATTGCGAATCTTATATTAATATAAAGAAAACTGAACGCAAACCACGAGCAAGGAAAGCGATTAGTCCGGAAAAATTAACTGCTAAATTTCGTTATCTTAAAGAATTTAAAGAGCTAGAACTTAAGTCAGAGCCTGTCACTAAATTAGTCGAAGCTGCCGAAGCATTCTTATTTGATTCTGCTAAACGCAAACTGATTTACGTCGCAGCCGATAGTCATGTGGGTACTTTTACTGTCAAAGGATCTGCTATCGTGGGATTCGACACACTACGTACTGTGTCTAAAACTTTGAGAAAACCCGCTGAACAGTTAAAGCTGCTATTAGCGGGCGGCAAGCCGGCTATGCGCAAAGCATTTAAAGACATCAAAGCCACTGAAGTAAAATGGAATGGGCGTGGTAATGATGACTTATTGATATTGAAAGCATGGTGATAAGCTAAATATAAGGATGGAGAGTCCTTACACATGGCATTAGAAACCCAATCCACTCTAGAAACACTAAAACAAAATTTAATCGAATATGTCCGTCTACAACTAGCAGATGAGATAATCGATGTTGAATTAGATGCTAGTCATTATGAGTCAGCTTATCGTAATACTATAGGGACTTATCGTCAGCGGGCGCAAAATGCCTACGAAGAGAGCTACATCTTTATGGAGCTAGTAGAAAATGTAAATATCTATGATTTACCCCAAGAAATCATACAAGTTAGACAGATTTTCCGTAGAACATTCGGCGATTCAACTGGACCTTATGCTTCAAATTTTGATCCGTTTAGCCAAGCCACACTTAATGTTTACCTGATGAATTTTAATGTATCGGGCGGTTTGGCAACTTATGATTTTTATAGTCAATATGTAAAATTAGCTGGACGTATGTTTGGCGCTTATATGAATTTTACCTGGAATCAAGTTACCAAAAAGTTACAGTTGATACGTGATCCCAAAGGTACGGGCGAAGAAGTTTTACTTTGGACGTATAATTTGAAACCCGAAGTTAATTTACTGTCAGATTTTCAAATTCAGCAATGGATTAAAAATTACATGTATGCTAACTGTAAAATGATAATAGGCGATGCTCGTGAAAAGTTTGCGAGCATATCCGGACCACAAGGTCCTACATCATTAAATGGCGCTGCGATGAAGGCAGATGCTAAAGAAATGATGGCCCAGTGCCTGTTAGATCTTAAGAATTATGTTGATGGCTCGGCCCCAATTACCTGGGTTGTTGGATAAAAACATGCTGTAACTTGGATAATCGGTTAATAAATTCAAAGACTTATACGGTAATATTTTTCTTGTAATATAGGTTGCGTCGTGCTATTATTATAGCATGAGTAACTTAATGATCGACATAGAAACACTTTCAACTACGAATGATGCTGTTATATTGACTATAGCAGCACAGAGTTTTGATCCGTTTGGTCTGGGATATCTTGATAGACATTATTATGCCAGGATAACTCTAGAAAGTCAAGAAGATCGAATAATAGATGACAA